GCTGTGTGGAGCCGAGGGTTGTCTTGTGGTGTGGGGGTGTGATACAGAGTGGTGATCCGCCGAGAAAATTGTTATGCCAAGTGTCCCTACCATTCCTCCCATTCGTCCTCCAGGTGGTGCCGTGCCCGATCCATTTCGTGCGGTGTTGAGGAAGAAGGTTGGATTGAAGGATGCTCCTGACTTGGGTGGGCGGGATGACAAGGGAGGGTTTTGGGCGGATGCGCATCAATTGTCGAATGATGTGGACACCTGGATGAGCAGGGTTGGGTTTGGTGCAGGGCTTACGTCGGCTGCGCTGGACAAGGCTCCATCTGCGGTGGCGGCCATGATGCCCGCTGGGGCTCCAGCTGCGGTGAAAGCGGCGATGCCATGGTTGGCAAAAGCTTCAACGGGGCTTTCGACTGGCAGTGAATGGGTGGGGAAGGCCACTCCTTATTTGAATGCGGGTCGAGCATTGTTTGATGCGGCAAGGATCTTGTCTGACACCGATCATCGAGATGAAATTCTCAATGAAGCAGGCAGTGGCGAATCAAGTGCGGTGAGGTTTGCTCTTGGAGCGGTTGATCCTGGCAATGCACCGACAACCGTCACTCAGATGATTGGCATGGCGAATGGTTTAGTGGATCAGCGCCGTGATGCCAGTGACCAGAAAGCGGCCAATCAATCGGCGGATGACTTCCAGCGATTGAGGAATGAGGCGAAGAAAAAACATCCCTTCACTTATGGTGCGGGAGACCATGAGATTCCCATGCCCAACCCGGCACACCAACAAGAGATTGATGCAGCGCAACGTGCGTTTGGTGATGAAGATCCTGAGACACAAGCTCGGATCTTGTTTGCCAACTATCAGGCACAGCACCTGAACAAGTGATTTATGGGTGTTTTCATTGATGGATTGCAGTTTCCTGAGGGAGTGGATGAGTTGCATTGCAGCTTGTGGATGTTTGGTCAGAGCCAGACCTTGGACCCAGAAAAGCGTTACCAGTACTTGAAACGGTCGGTGGATTTGGCGTTCAACAATCCAGATTCGATTCGGCGGGTGGTGTGGAATGACTGGACAGAGCGGATGCTGCGGGCGGCAATTGGGGGCTGGGAGAAGAAGCGTTTCCTTGGGGTGGCGGGATGTTCGTCATCGGGCAAGAGTGATGGCTTTGGGCTTTACGCGTTGATGAGCTATTGGAGTCGGCCGTCTGACACTTATGGGTTTGTGATGTCCACCACCAAGGGGGAGGCGAAGAAGCGGATTTGGAAGTCGATCACTCAATTGTTTTCTCAAGCGCAGCGGATGGGGTGCCCGGGCAAGTTGCTTGATTCGATGGGCATGATCAAAGGGGTGAACCGCTTGGGTCAGGTGACTGAGAACAGCGGCATTTATCTGGTGGCGGCGGGCAAGGCCGAGGTGGGGCAAGCCGCCAGTTCGCTGATTGGATTGAAGAACCCAAACATGGTGGTGGTGGCAGACGAGATGCCCGACTTGGGAGATGGGATTTTAGAGGCGGCGTGGAAGAACCTGACGTCCAATGACCGCGTGACGTTTGTCGGTCTGGGTAACCCCAACCTCTTGGGCGATCCCTTTGGTAAGCTATGTGAACCCGATCAAGGATGGAAGTCGATTGGAGAAGAGCATGAGGAATGGAAGACCAAGTATGGCCGTGCCATTCGGTTCAACGCGGAAAAGAGTCCACGGATTGTTGAGCCTGATGGTGAGCGGTACTACTGGCAACCCGATCAAGCGTACGTTGACACCATTGCCAATGATGTGGGCGGCAGAAAGAGCCGTGGCTACTACCGGTTTGTCAAAGCGTTCTGGTGCCCTGATGGGATTGGCAACAGCATTTACACCGAGAGCGAATTGATGGCGGGCTGCGCCATGGACTTGCAAGAACCGCGCTGGGATGACTCCCCCATCCTGCTGACGGCGCTTGATCCTGCCTTCACTCGAGGGGGTGACCGCAGTCAGGCAGGAGTTGCCAAGCTCGGCAAAGTGAATGGAACCTCTCACCTGCATTTTTGTCACTACCAAGTGCTGGAAGAAGACATTGCTAACAAGAAAGTCTCACCATCGCACCAGATTGTTGCTGCATGGAAGCAGTTGGGCGACGATTGGGGCGTCAAACCTGGCCGCGCGATCATGGATGGTACGGGATCGGGCATCAGCTTTGGCCACATTGTCGATTCAGAGTGGAGCCCTGCAGTGCAGAAGGTGATTTTCAACACCAAAGCCTCCGAACGAACGGTGATTTTTCGGGGTGAAGATTGTGAATACTACAACAAGAACTCCGAACTGTGGATTCAGCCCAAAGAATACATTCGCTCCAACCAGATTTCAGGAATCAGCAAGGAGTTGATGGCCGAATTGGTGACTCGGGAGTACCATGATAAGCAAGGACGCTCGCTGCGGGTGGAATCAAAAGAGGAGGCCAAGAAAAAAATGGGCGGCAAGTCCCCCGACCTTTGCGACATGTTCCTTTTGATGGTAGAAAAGGCGATCACGCTAGGGCATTTCCATTCGGAAGAAGTCAAACGCGTCAGCAAGATGGTCAACAATGGCTGGAGTGAGGTGAGGAAGCAGAAGATGATCTCCACGGTGGTAGGACGCAGGATGAAGTAGGCAGGCCTGCTTGAAAATTGCCGCCTGTTGACTTGCGGTGGGTGTTGGATGATTTAAGGGCATGTATCGGAACTATGATCCCTATGCCTCAGGGAATTTTAAGACGCTGAATAAGAGCACCGCTGGAGACAATGTTCCAGTTACAGGCGATTACTTTTTTCGCATCGATGTGATTTCGGCCACGACATTCAGTGTGCTTACCGATGCTTCTGCCAACACGGGAGATGCCCTTACCGGAACCGTCATTCCTGCAGGCACCAGACTTTATGGCAGGTTTTCCAAATTCAATATCAATTCAGGGGGCCTGGTTCGTGCCTACATCGCAGGCCGCTAAGGTTTAGTCCGACTAACGCATGACCCTTTTTCAAGAAAGTGAACAAGCACTCGACCACGGGTTGCGGACGCTTGATGAAAAAACCTTCAAAGCCCCAGAAGAACGGCTCACGGACCCGCAGTGCCTGCGCGACATTTACGAAAAGTGTTTGCAGGACGACATGTCGGGCAGTTTCAACCGTGCGCTCATTCAAGGGTTGATGGATTGCTCCCCTCCCCACGATGATGAGGAGCTGGAGAATAAAGGTCAGGCAGATCGCTTCAACATCACCACAGGTGAAGGCCCTGCGATCAAGAATGAGGCAGTGAGCGCCTACATGGACATCTACACGGTGCCCAAAGTGCTTGCGGAAATCCCTTTACTTCCCGAAGTGGACAAGCAACTGGGCGAAACCTGGAGTCAAGTGCTCTCCGAAGAGTACACGTTCATGGATCGCAGCATGGACTCGTCGCTGCCCAACCATTTGCTACTGGCAGACACCTACGTCACCCACGGGGTGGCAATTCCTTTCTTTGATGACAAGCAAACCATGAAGTACACGGTGGCAGGCTTGGAGAAGTTCAAGTTCCCCCGCAAGACTGGCATTATTTCTTCTGAAGTGGAGTTTTGTTGCTCGCTTGGCTCCATGTCGATCACCGACTTGTACCGCAAGATCGAAGGTGACACTCCACTGGAAGGCTGGGACAAAAAAATGGTACAGCACGCGATTGTGCAAAATGCTAGTAGCGCCCAACCCAAGGTTTGGAACAACTGGGAAACCATTCAGCGCTCCATCAAGGCCAATGACATCCACGTTTCCTCCATCTGCGAACCCATCCAGGTGGTGTTTGGTTGGGTGAAGGAATTTGATGGGCGAATCAGCTTCTACATTGCGGCCTATCAACCCATCACATCGCCAGGCACTGAGACGTTCCTCTTCCGCAGCCGTGGATTTTATGACTCGGCCGATCAAGCGTTTCAAATCTTTGCCTTCTCGGTAGGCAATGGTGGACTGCTCTACACCGTGCGTGGACTTGGCTACCTCATCTACCAAATCTGCAACGCGGGCGACATCATGCACAACAAGATGTTGGACAATGCCCGGATTGGTTCCTCGTTGCTGGTGCAGCCGGGCTCCGTGGAGGACATGCAGGACATGCAGTTGACGGATGCAGGTGGATTCATCGCGCTGCCCCCGAACATGAAGATTCCTGAGCAACGGCTTGGGATGAACTTGAACAATTCATTGGTTCCCGCGATTGAAGCCAACAGTCGCTTGCTCAATCGCACGGTAGGCGGCAGCGCCCCCGGCGCATCGATGCAGCAAGGATCAGACCGCCAGACCAAACTTGAAGTCAGCTCCAAGCTTGACGCGCTCGACAAGAGCACCGCCTTTGCCATCACGCTATTCTATGGCCCATATGACAAGATCACCCGTGAAAAGGTGAGACGTGCCTTCACCGTGCGTCAAAAAGACAAGCAGTCCGCGCTTGCAGTCCAGGAGATGAAGAAGCGTTGCATGGCACGCGGGGTGCCTGAAGAAGCCTTTGAGCAAATCGATTTTAAGCGGGTGAGAGCCTCGCGGATCATTGGCACAGGCTCCCGCGCGTCACGTTTGATGTTGATGGATCAGCTCCAACAACTCTACGCATCATGGGATGAAGAAGGACGCAGCAACTTTGACTACGACATGGTCATGGAGCTCGCGGGTACCGACAAGGCTGACCGCTATGCAGGCAAGCCTGGAGAAAAACGTCAACCTGTCGACGCATCGATTGCACGCTTGGAAAACTTCCAGCTCCTCGAGGGCGACTACATGGACCCAATGGATGGCCAGATGCACATGGTACACATCCCGATTCACTTGGAAGAAATCGAAGAAGGCATTCAAGGAGTAAACGAGGGTCAATTGGATTTGGGCAAGTGGACCACCGAACACGTTCAGGTTTACCGTCACTTGGTGGCTACCTTGGAGATGACCACGGTGCTCAAAATGGTGCAGCCAGAACTCAACAGCTTCCAACAACGCGCCCAACAAATTGGCGAGCTCATCGAGAATGGCATGCGCCACTTGGCAAAAGTCCAACGTGATGAGGACGCCGCCGCTCAACAAGCCGAAGCGCAAGCCGCAGAAGCCCAACCTGCTGATCCGAATGCGGTTGCTGCCGAAGATCCAAAGACCAGAGAGCACAACATGAAACTCCAGCAAAAGAACGCCGAGTTCCAAATGAAGATGCAACAAGACGTTGCCAAGGCGAGTGCTCAACTGGCGTTGATGAAGCAGGCAGGCCAACAAAAAATGGTCATCGCTTCCCAAGAGGCCATGAGCCGGATTGTTTCCCGAGACGCTGAAGTGCAAGCCAAGTTGCAGCGCATGAAGCAACGGGCCATCTAATTTATGAGTCCCACCGAGAAGTCCGCTTTGCGGAAAGTGATTGATACGCCGCTGTTTCGAGAAGCCGTCGACGAAGTTTGCACGGCGCTTTGGCTTGAACGTCGCAACCCCGTAGACATGCAGGCGGCCGCGTTGTCGTTTGCCTATTCCGATGGCGTGTGCGCTGCGTTTTCCAAGCTCTATCAACAGTTGGATTTGAAGGCGGAGGTTGCCATGCGGCCCAATCGCCTACGCCCTGTCCAAGGGTAATTCTCACCCACACACACTATGGAAAACACAAGCGACGATATGAACTCGGCGAGCGAAAGCACAATGTCGAATGGACAAGACTGGGGCGATCCCGGTGGAGATGGAATCCTTGCCGACATGGCCAGGGTTTTTGATGCTTCCCCTGATGAGCCTGCCATTGAAGAGCCTCAGGCAGTTGAGCCTGTAAAACCTGCTGAACCCGTAGAAGCCACAACGCCTGAACCATCCGCGATTGAAGAGACGCCCATCCTGATGGATGAGGAGTTCTTTGGGGCGGATGAGCCAGAGCCCGCAAAGGAGCCTGCAAAGGAAGGTGACTTTGATGAAGCAGCCTTTGACCGCCAGACGGAAGAAGAAGTGAAGGGCATGGACGCCAAAGCGGGCGAGAAGTTCAAAGCGCTCAAGGCGGAACTCAAAGCTGCGCGGCAAACCACCATCACGCCCGAAGTCAAAGCCAAGCTTGAAGCGTTGGAGCTGAAGGCCCAAGAAGCAGAGGGCCTACGTCTTCGCATCGATGAGCTCAGCAACGTCTCTGCCAAGCTCAAAGTCGAGAATGACCCTGAGTACTCCCGTCAGATTTTGGAGCCTGCTGCAGAGATCTTCGCGAAGTCCGATGAACTGGCAGCGATGTACTCGGCCGAACCTGCCATCTTGCGTGAGATCATCAAAGAGACAGACCGCCGCAAGCAAAACGAGCTGATTGCCAAACACCTCGATGAGTTCTCAGATTTTGACCGCAACGAGATTTACCGCATGACCCAAGACTTTGGACAACTCGTGTCCAAACGGGGACAAATGATGTCCGATGCCGAAGGCAACCTTGCACGCATGGAGGCACGCCGTGCAGAGGAACAAAGCAGGGCACTGCAAGAACAACGCAGCGCGGTGCAGAGTTTGCAGCGCAACATCTGGAACAAGTACAAGGAGGTGATCCCAGGCTTCACGGATGAAAATGGCGAAGCAACTTCCACCTATTCAAAACTGATGGCCAAGAGCTTAAGCCTCGACTTTAGTCGGGCGAAAGGTCAGGACCAAGCGTTTGCGGCGTTTGCAGGCATGGCCCTCCCCCATGTGGTTCAACAAGTGGCAATTCTTAAAAAAGAACTTGCTGCCTATCGGAAAGAAGACCAGCGCAGTGTAGCAGGTAGACCGCTTGCAGGAAGTGCCGTTACCTCTTCATCTGCAGAGCCTGACGAGGATGATGACATCCTCACTCACATGCGTAAGCAGCGGTTCTGATTGTATAAAAACTCCCCCCCTTGACTCCCTGAGCGGATCAGATAAAACGAACCCGAACTTGTTGATCCGACAAGTTTGAAAACTTTATCTGATCCGTTCGCTCGCACGTTAGTTCGTTCTAAAAAGCATCATTCCCCGTGTCGCTCTTGCCCTGTTGGCAAGTGAAACACCCCCTAACCGAGCAAGGCCAAGTGGCCCAGCTCTGCTTTAACTTTTGCCAAACTTTCTGGCAATTCGAACCCTAATCAAAACGAACACTCCCTAATTATATGGCTGCTGAAAATATCAATGACTACTTCCTCCGCGAAG